ACAAATACCAAGTATTACATCATGCTCGGCGGGGCGTATTACGACATTACGCCCATAGTAAGCACGACCGCCCCCGGGGCGGTAACTTTTTCTGCGGTTACTACCCCGCCATTTAGCAGTACCATCACGGTCAGTGATACGGCGCATGACGCAACTGCTGGCACCTGGGTGACTTTTTCCGGGGTGACTTCTCCTGGCGGTTTGGGAGGTAACATCACCGAGGCGGTGCTGGAACAGGAATACCAGATTGATACTGTCATTGACGCCAACACTTACACCATCATTGCCAAAGATCCGGTGACGGGTTTGCCGGTTACATCAAACGCTTCTGATACCGGCAATGGTGGTGCAGCGGTAGTTGGCGCTTATCAGGTGGCTGCTGGCCCTGCGATTCAGGTGCCGCTGTCGGGCTGGGGTGCTGGTGGCTGGGGCATAGGTGCCTGGGGTATTGGGTCCTCGGCTGGCGTGCCGCTGCGGGTTTGGAATCACCAGAACTTTGGTGAAGATTTGCTGTTCGGCCCCAAGGGCGGGCCTATTTATTACTGGGACACTTCTGCGGGGCTGACTTCTCGCGGGGTGGCGCTGAGCGGGCTCTCTGGCGCTTCTGATGTGCCGGTGTATCAGAACCTGTTTGCCGTGTCGGACGCTTCCCGGATCGTCCTTGCCTTTGGTACCACGGATTACGGCTCTTCAACGGTAGACCCCATGCTGATCCGGTGGTCGGATCAGGAAAGCGCAGTTAACTGGACACCGGCAGCGACCAATCAGGCGGGAAGCCTGCGCTTATCTCGCGGCTCAGAGATCATGGCCGTTCTTCAGGTGCGCCAAGAGTTTCTTGTCTGGACCGATACCGCTTTATATTCGTTGCAGTATCTCGGACCGCCGATTGTTTGGGGCTCTCAGATTCTGTCCGACAACATCACGATTCTGAATGATCGTGCGATGGCTGTTGCGGCGGGCGTTACCTACTGGATGGGGGACAAGAAGTTTTACGTTTACGACGGTCGAGTTAATACGCTGCCTTGCGATGTGCGGGAGTACATTTTCCGTGACTTCAATTTCGATCAAGCGCAGCAAGTATTTGCTTCAACTGTTGAGCAGTTTAATGAAGTCTGGTGGTTTTATTGTTCGGCAAACTCCACCACAGTAGACAGATACGTTATCTACAATTACTTGGAAAAAGCTTGGTATTACGGCACGATGGCCCGTACATACTGGATTGATGCCAGCGTATTGAGCGAGTATCCGGTTGCTGCGACGTATTCAAACCTTTTGACGTATCAGGAGTTTGGTGTTGATGATGTTGAAGGACTGAGTAATCAGCCCATCACGGCGTACATTACTTCGTCGGAGTTTGATATTGATGATGGACATAATTTTGGATTTATTTGGCGGATTTTGCCTGACATTACTTTCCGTGGTTCTACGGCTAGTTCGCCTTCTGTAAGCATGACGCTGCTGCCGTTGCAAAACTCCGGCTCAGGGTATACCCGAGGTGGGGCGATTACTGCGACGACGGTGACTGAGAATATGTCAGTTGCTGGCACCAACTCTTTGCCTGTGACGCGCATCACTACGGTCCCAATTGAGCAGTTCACGGGGCAGATCAATGTCAGGGTGCGTGGGCGGCAGATGGCGTTCAAGATTTCTTCTGATGCGCTGGGTGTGCAGTGGCAGTTGGGTGCGCCACGACTCGATCTGCGCCCTGACGGCAGGAAGAGCTAATGTCAATATGGGCCAACATCATCAAGCGGTTCAAGGCCCCGGCGCTGCCGAAGCCTACTGCGGAGTACACGGCGTCCTACATGGACAACCTGCTCAATGTCCTGCGTCTGTACTTCAACCAGCTTGATGACCTTCTGGCAAATATCGTGGCAGCACAACCCGTCAATGTAAATTTCTACGGCTCTGCGCTGGATGCGTTTGGTCGGGCTCGCGTCAGCGAAGCCTACACCCTGTTCGACTCCCAGAACCGTTACACCAAAAACGGATACTTCAGTGAGACCACCGCCTCTGGCGGCACGGTTACCTACGACGCCAACGCCAGCACGGTGCTGCTGAACGTCACCAGCACGACCAACTCTGAAACCGTTCGGCAGAGCTACCGCTCATTCTCTTACCAGCCGGGTAAGGGTCTGCTGGTGATGAATACGTTTGTCATGGCCCCTGGCGCGGCAAATCTCCGGCAGCGGGTTGGCTATTTCAACACCGACAACGGCGTGTTTCTGGAGCTTGACGGGACGACGCTGTACTTTGTCATGCGGACTTATACGTCCGGGGCTCCAGCGGATACCCGCGTGGCACAGTCTGCATGGAACACAGACAAGCTTGACGGAACTGGGGCTTCGGGGTTTACCCTCGACATCACCAAGAGCCAGATTTTCTGGGAAGACTTTGAATGGCTGGGTGTTGGGTCTGTCCGGTGCGGTTTCATCATCAACGGCCAGACAATCATCTGCCATCAGTTCAACAATGCAAACTTAAATCCCAACGTCTACATGACGACGGCGATTCTGCCGATTCGGTACGAAATCAAGAACTCAGGCAGTGCCAGCGGTACGCTGAAGCAGATTTGCTCCACCGTTATCTCTGAAGGCGGCTACGAAAAGCGGGTGGCGTTGCAGGTTGTGCGGATGACCGCCGCCAACACAAACATTGGCACGAGCTTTGTTCCGCTGATGTCGATCCGTCTGGCGTCTGGCAGGACTGGCGCAGTTGTCGTTCCTGATGGATACTCCGTACTGCCGACAGCCACTTCGTCGGTGACCTTTGAAGTGGTCATGGTCAAGAACCCGGTGCTGACCGGCGCGTCCTGGGTAGCTTCTGCGTCTTCAAACGTAGAGCAAGACCTTTCAGCAACGAGCTACACAGGCGGGACGATTGTGTTTTCGCAGTATGTGCTGGCCTCCAACCTGTCCTCCGGGCTGGTATCCAACGGGGGTGATTACAACTGGGACTTGCAGTTGGGCGCAACCATCGGCGGTACTAGCGACATTTACACCATCGCCATCCGCGCCCTCACCGGCACGCACAACGCCATCGGCTCGATGTCGTTCTGGGATCTGACGGTATGAGAAACCGGCTTGCGACTGAAGACGAGTTGGAGTTCCTTGGTGGCGAAGATTTCTTCGCGCCTACTGATCTTGGGTTTGTCGCGCCGCCAGCCCCCACACCCGCTCCTGTTTTTGCAGCGCCTCCTGCTTCTGCGGCAATTCAACCAACTGTTCAACCAGCGCCAGCCCCTGCGCCAAGTATTTACAGCCCCAACCCACAGTCTTCTTTTGTCGCGGTGGGTCCAAGGGCACAGAAATTTACACCACAAGAAATCGCCGCGTTTATGACGCCGGGGGGAAGGTTTGAACAAACCTTTAAAGATTTAGGCTGGGCTGGGGGTGACCCGACAGTATACGAAACGCAGCCTGTTGAAGAGGGGGAAAGTGGCCGTACTGTGATGGCCCAAGTTCCTGTTGGAGTAACTCCAGAGTTTCAACAATTCCTGCAAGAAAAGAACATTTCGATGGCGATGGACCCGCTGCAACGCGGCGGAAGATCCACCGTTATGGTTGGCGACGTACCGGTTGCGCAGTATGCCGACAAGATGAGCCGTTTTGAAAGGCTCATGGACCCCGTGATGGATGCGGTGCCTGGGATTATTTTGGGTGTCGCCGCTCCTTATCTCGCTGCAGGGCTTGGCGGTGGTTTGTTGGGCGCAGCCGGTGCCGGAGCTATTACTGGTGGAGTTGGCGCAGAACTGTCTGATCAAGACCCATTGAAGGGGGCATTGAAGGGGGCGTTTGCTGGTGGCATCGGTAGTCTTGCCACGCCCTACATTGGACAAGCTGCGCAAACAGCAAAAGAAGCTGTTGGCCCAGGTATGCTGGGTGATATTGCCAGTCGTGCCGTTTCTGGCGCGGGGACCTCGGCGCTTGGCGCAGTCGTTTCTGGCAAAGACATTGGAGAAGCATTACTGACCGGGGGCCTGGGCGGCGCTGCAGGTGCGGTTTCCTCTGGACTTGTTGGAGACCTTGGTTTGCCGGAGCCTGTAACGCGGGTTGGTACTACCGCTCTGACCAGCGCGTTGCTGGGGCAGGATGTTGAGCAAGCCGTTGCCAACGCCATCAAGGGTGAAGTTTTCCGCGCCATCCGAGAGCCCGCTGTTACTGATACAGGCGACGAAACTAATCGCCTGATTGCTCGCTACGGTACGGCAGAGCAAGCGCAGGCCAGAGAAAACGCCGCACTTGATGACCTTATCGCATCCATTTCTCCGAGCCCCGAGCCCCTGCCCAGGACGGGCGTGTTTGAACTGGAAGATTTGCTAACCCAGCCGGAAGAAAAGCCTGTTGGCATGACGCCGGGTGAGCGGGAGAAATTTCTTGAAGCCAA